ATTTCACCGTTATTTGCATCTTCATCTTTTAATGGTATAAAAATACTAATTTTCGCATTAGGTATGCCAATACCACCATTTGCAAGAACTCTTCCTATTAATACACCGTAATCCGCATTAAAATTCTGATATACATCATTAACGCCAAGTGTCATGGAAAGAAATTCAAGTGTATCAACTTCCTGATCAAGTTTAACTATTATGTGACTGTCTGCAGAGGGAGTATTAGAATCAATGAAAATACGTTGGGTTTTATTCATAGAATTTTTCTAATAAATACTAATAGTAAGAATTTCTTATCTATACTGAAAATATTTTCAAAAAAAATGAAAAATATTTTTAATAAAATCTTAGGAAATTTAAAACAAAAAAATCGAAATTTTTGAAAATCTGACCCAAAAAGATGAAAAAAGTCCGAGATTTGATTTTATGAGCAAGAACCACAGTACCATAATAATTTAAAGAAAATACTTTTCAATATTTTTTTAGTATTTATTTGAAAAGAATAATTGTTTAATTACAGAAATAATAATAAAAAATATTAATAATTATAAACATGGCAGAATTCATATTTACCTCTCCGGGGTATAAATTTAAAGAACGTGACTTGACTTTCGTAACACGTAACGTGGGCATAACTACATTGGGCTTAGTTGGTGAAACAGTGAAAGGACCTGCTTTTGAACCAGTATTCATTCAGGATGCTACACAGTTTTCAAACAGGTTCGGAGCACAGAGCGTAGAAAAATTATCAAATGGTACACTACGTTATCAATTACCTTATGTAGCTAATTCATTTTTGCAGGAAACCAATCAGTTATATGTAACAAGAGTGTTGGGTATAAGTGGATATGATGCTGGTACAGGATGGACACTTACCTTAAATGCAGGTATTGACCCTGCTACTATTGAAAGTGGTGCTACAACTACAGGTACTGATGATTTTGAAAATAGTACTTATTTAGGTAATATAATAAATATAACTGGTCAAACAGGTGTTGTATTTACTGGATTTACTAAATCAGATTATCCTGAAACAACATTTAATGGTATTTCAAAACATTTTAAAGTAACAGCTTTTGATGCTGGTACTGGTCTTGGTACTGTTGATTATACAGGCACAACATTTAATGGTAATTCATATGCTCAATATGAGAATATGGTACTTGCTGTAATTAGAAGTAGAGGTTTTGTAACTGATCACGTAAACAGTCCTTCTACAACTAAATTTGATACATTAGCACTTACTGTAAGTGGTAATACAACAAATATTGGTACAGGTGATTTATTCGGTCAATTTACATTATCAGCAACATATACTGGTGGTAGTACTACTCAACTTTATACTGCATCATTAAATCCAGATTCAAGTAGCTTTTTACCAAACGTAATTGGTTCAAGTGCAAAAGATAAAAATACTAAAATTTGGGTTGAATCAACATATCCTGACTTAATTAAATTATTAGATTCTGCTGGTGATTCTATACTCAATTATAGCGGAACATCAGGATTTACAAGTTATGGAATTGGTACTGTTTCATCATATGGTTATGGTGTTAACACTACTTTAATAGAATTAAAATCTAATTTTTATAGTAATTATAAAACAATCTTTCAAACTCCTGAAACTCCTTGGGTAGTATCACAATTAAAAGGTAGCACTGTTGACAGATTATTTAAATTTGTTAGTATTTCAGATGGTGATGCAGCTAATCAAGAAATTAAAATCAGTATTGAAAACATTAATCCAATCAATCTTGAATTTGACGTTTATATTCGTGCATTCTACGATACAGATGCAAATCCAATAATGTTGGAAAATTACCTAAGAGTTAGTTTGATCAAGGGTCAGACAAACTATATAGCACAAATGATTGGTACTACCGATGGTGAATATGATATTAAAGGTAATTACATCATGATTGAACTTGCAAAAGATATTTCTCCAGACTTATTTCCTGCAGGTTTCGAAGGTTATGAACTTAATAACTATGCAACGTCTGCAACTGGTGATGGTACTACTACTGGTAAAACTCCAGTAATTGTTTACAAAACAGCATATGCACAAGGTGAAAGAATCAGAAAAGTATTCTTAGGTATATCTGAAACTGCATATAATACAAGTAATACCGTTGGTGCTGGTATAAATCAAAACTTCTTTAATTTTAAAGGTCAATCACAATCAGTATCTGGTTTTACAAAAACAAAAGGCTTCCATATGGATTCTGGAGTAACAGGTAAAGTATTTGTAAATGGTCTTGAAAATATTGGTCAATTTGACGGTGGCGCAGGTCAATTTCAGACAGTAGATGATGTTCTTGACGCAACAAATCCATATTTTGATATTAACACAAGAAAATTCACTCTTGTACCTGCTGGCGGTTTCGATGGCTGGGATGTTAACAGAGGATATAATAATGGTATAACACACACATATGGTGACTTATATCGTGAAGGTGGAATGTATGATGGTGTTAACCAAGGTGTTATTCCTTCAAATGACTTCCAAGCATGGGGAACAGCAATACAAACATACGGTAATCCTGAAGAAGTAACAATTAACTTGTTTGCAACCCCGGGTATTGATTGGGCATTTGAAACAGTATTGGTTCAGGACACAATAGAAATGATTGAACAACAAAGAACAGATACATTATATGTAATCGATGCTCCGTTTATTGGAAATCCACAAGTAGTTGGTCAACCAAAACAAGATGTTCAATTTGCAGCCGATGTTGTTGATTTGCTTTCTGCAACCGATATTGATAGCAGCTATTCATGTACGTACTTCCCTTGGATTCAGATAAGGGATACTCAGAATAATGTTAATGTTTATATTCCACCTACAGGTGAAGTAGTTAAAGCAATGGCATTCACTGATAATGTAGCATTTCCTTGGTTTGCACCTGCTGGTTTAAATCGTGGTGTAACTGATGCAAGAAAATCAATGTTCAAGTTATCACAGCAAGCTCGTGATACTCTTTATGCTGGTAGAATTAACCCAATGGCTGATTTTGCAGATGCAGGTACAGCAATTTTCGGACAGAAGACTCTTCAGATTAAAGGAAGTGCTCTCGACAGAATCAATGTTCGTAGATTATTACTTCAAATCAAAGTTCTTATTGCAAATATCGCAATCAGACTTGTATTCGAACAGAATGATCAAGTAACAATTGACCAGTTCATAACAAAAGCAACTCCACTACTTGATACAATCAAGAGAGAAAGAGGTTTAAATGACTTCAGAATCAAAATGGATGCCAGTAATAACACAACAGAAACAAATGACAGAAATGAATTATATGGTGAGTTATTTTTGAAACCAACCCGTAGTTTAGAATTTATTGGAATTACATTTACAATAAGTCCATCTGGCGCATCATTTGCTGACGCTGGCGCATAATAAATGATTTTAAATAAAAAAGACTTGTAGTAATATGAGTCTTTTTTTTATGCCTGAGTATTTATGAAGAAATAACTTTATAATTTTTTATAAAATGACTACAAAAAACAATAAAAGGGTATATTCTAAACCAATCGTTAAGAAACCCGTAGAAAAAATTGAAGAACAGATTGAAAAAACTGCGCCAGTTGCTATTGACCCAGAAGTATTCGATATTAAACCTGCAGCAGATTACACTGCACAAGCAGAACCAATGACAGTTCAGCCATACAAAGTAGAGCCAATGACAGTTGGGGAAATTAAAGAAAGTCTCGAAAAAAATCATAATGTTGATGCAGAAGCTGAACTTAATAAGATGTTAGAAGATGAACAAGCTGAACTTAATAGGATGTCAGAAGTCGAAATAGTAAAAGTTCTTGAAAAAAATCATAATGTTGATGCACAAGCAGAACTTGAAGCGGATGTTACATTTGATCAATTGAATAATAAAGAAATTAATTTTCCAGCTAATAATACTTTTAATAAACAAGTCGAAATTGAAATTCTTCCAAGAGAAAACACAGGATTGGTTTATGCTGAAGATTATCATCCAGACCCAAATGTTGAAAGAACATTAAGGGATAAGGATATATTCTTTAAATCACCAGTAATTGAAAACTCAGGTACTACAATTAACTACATTGATATGAGTAATGTTTCTCCAAAAATTCAAGGCGAATATTCTTTAGTTGAAAAACAGGCAAACGGAGAAATGAAAATAATTAGTTCTGAATCTTCAAAACAAAAAACGCTTGATAGTTTAAGTCAACATGATTTAAGACATTTTCAGAGAACAGGTCAAATGCCTAAGTAAGAATTAAATTTTGTGCAGAAAGTTTTCAAACATTATAGTATTTATTAGAAAATAAGTATTATAATTTAAATAAACAGAAATATGGCAGAAATGATAAGGGGTATCCCGTTCCAATATGAACCCAAGAGAGTAAACAGATTCTTTGCTGAATTTGCAGACGAATTAGGCATTGAAGTATGGAAAATCCAAAAATTCAAAAGACCTTCAATGAAGATCAACAGTGTTACTATCGATTTTATGAACGAACGTAACTATGTAGCAGGTAGATATAATTGGGAAGAAATGCAATTAACATTCCTTGACCCGATCGGACCGTCCACCTCACAGCAACTTATGGAGTGGGTTCGTTTACACGCAGAATCACTCACAGGACGTATGGGCTATGCAGCAGGTTATAAGAAGAATATTCTTTTAAAAGCAGTTGACCCAACAGGTGTTGAAGTTGAAAAATGGACATTAGAACAATGTATGGTAACAGGTATTGACTTCGGTGAAAACAGTTACGAAGAAGATGCATTAACAACCATTGCTTTAACTATACAACCGTGGCGTTGCATTTTAAATATGTAATTAAGAATCAAACAGTTACATATTACAAAAGAAATATAAAAAAGCCACTTAATTGTGGCTTTTTTATTTATAACGATTAATATATTAACCATTATTGTAATTTTTATAATGTAGTAGCCAACACTTTAGCTCTTATATTTGCATGAATTTTTCATAAATTTCATGCTGCTAATTCCAACTGTCTTTTAATAAGAATTCTTTCAACATGATATTTTCTATCCAAAGTTTCGATTACTTCATACTTATCATTATTATGTGAAAACCAAACGAGATATGATTTACCAAGTTTAATAGGTACATTCTTTTCAATAATTTGTTTATACATTTCTAACTGCAGTGAATATATTTCAATATCACATTCTTCCAGCATACATAATTCATCAAGTAAATGTCTTTTTGGTTCAGCAAATGTAAATTCTTTGTTGGTTTTCCAATCCCAGATTTGAAATTCTTGTGCCTTTATATTCCAGAATAAAATATCAAGCATACCACCAATTAAGAATTCTTTGTCACAAACGATCATTTCTGTCCTGACAGGTATTAATCTACCTTGAACTTTATTGTAAAAGTCATCAACGTGTTTTTTACAAATATCATAAGTATATTTTACAGGGTCGTAACCAAATTCATTTAAAATTAATTGCTGGGGATATTCATATTTTTTATTAAGAAAGAGATTTTCAGCATAATCATGAATTGCTGAACCCCTGATAGTACCTTTTTTATTAATAAATTTCCATGCTCTGACTATTTCAACGGGACTGATGTTGTGTTGTGTTCCTTTAATTTCTGACCAGAATTTTTCATTAAATTCTTCATGATATCTACCAATTAATGTGGTTACTGATATTAGTTCTTTACCATTAATAAAATATTTGTGTGGTTCGTCATAAAATGTCACGTCATTGAATGCTGTAAATAATTCGGGTGGTATTGGATTCATAGAATACAAAGTTAACTAATATTTAGTTAACCACAATGTTTTTTTGTAAAATATTTTCAAAATTAAGATTTTCTAAATCTTTAATTAATGCATTTTTGTCTGCGGGTAATTTATCATAACCATGAATATGGTTTATAATTGCATTTCTAAGAATGTTTAATGCTGCTACAAGTACATCACCACGTGCAACGGGGTGTCCTTCGGAGAATATTCTTGCTCTATCTGCTGGAGTTAATTCTGCTGCCTTAAATTGTGGTTTACCATCATGTGAAATAATTGCAATTTTATCACTTAATATAACAGTACTACTATAATAATCAGGTGATTGTGACACTAAGTTTTTTGGTTCAAAAACAAGATTTACGCTTGCTGGATTTGTTGTGTTTAATTTAAGAACATTATCTGCTATATGTTTACCTGCTCTAATATGAATTTCATTTGTTCTTAATATAACATCGGTATTACATTTACCTACAATTGCAACATCAGTAGATAAAGGATATACACCAATTGCATCAGGTAAACCAGATGGTGCTGGGTCTGGCACTGTCATTCCCATGTTTGTTGTTGAAAGTGCTGTATATATTGTGTCAAATCCTATTTTTTGTGGTTGTGATATGACACTACCCATCCAATATCTGCTTCTTTGTGGAAATTTAATATCTTCAATAAAAACTCTAACCATTTCACCAACTTGCGGAAGTAAAAAGAAAAATTTTGGTAACATGGGATAACAATACGGTAAATCAGCATTTGAAGTTCTATTATCCAAATCAGGTATTTTAACTTGAATTCTGCCACCGTCTGTATTATCAACAATAGATATCACTTCACCATAATAAATCGTTCTGGTGACTTGATAAGTGCCAACCTTCTTAAAAGGATTACTTGTTGTTATAATGGGTTTATCAAACATTATCTTTTACTTATTTCTTCAATCAATGCAACATAAAATTTTTCTGCTTCATCAAGTGCAGCAATTTTTTTATTAATTTTATTTGTGAGTTCATCGACTTCATATGTATGACCAATAAGCTCTTTTTTCAATGCTTCATGTGCTGCCTTAACATCAATAAGCATTTTATTTAATTCAATTGGTGTGTATTTACTAAGGTTTTCCATTATGATACCATTACCCTTTTTGGTGTTAATATTATTTTAATTTTACTTAGTTTATCTGAAGCATAGTTAAAATTTCCAAAATTGATGTCATATGACGATGAAAATATATTGATTGTTTCATGACATGCTCCCGTAGGGTCTAATTTTTTTAATTGAACTTTTAATGGAATATGAACAAAATTTTCCATTAATTTTTTTGTAGCACCCACACCAATTATATCAAGCAAAGTAATTGTAAGGGGTTTCCATTGACCATTGCCATAATGTTTCAATTTTGAAACTTTATTGATGCAGTATTCAGGTAAATCAAACTCATCAGGAAAATTTAATGTCCATAAGTTTTGACGATTGGGTTCAATTGATTTGATTTGTTCAAATAATTTCATGTTGATAATTTTAAAATTTTCTATTATTGTATAACTCCATAACCACTTACAAATCTTATTGTTGAACCAAATACGGTAACCGGTCCCGTTGGTGATATACCTGCAGCCGTTAGTGTAATCCCGGGTGGAATTGCCACCGTAATTACTGCGTCTTGCTGTAATGCTCTTACGATTTCTGTCATTCTTATTCTTTCCATTATTTCATCAGGAGAAACACCGCCAGAAGGTAAAGCACCAACAGGTAATCCTGCTTTGGTTTTTCCAGCAATTACATTACTCGCCATTTTAAGTGGTGATAGTCCTGAGCGTGTTCTTACTCCAACAAGAATTAATGGTGTTGGCACTGTGGGCGGACCACCCACACTCGATAGATTTAATATCTTGGTGAATGCACCGATAATTGATTCTGGATTATTGAAATCAGTTGCCATTTTATTTTATTATATTATATTCTCAAGGGTATTAAACTTTTAAGTATTCCTGAGTATTGTGTTATTTTTTCTTTTGTTATTACTTGTATTAATGGTACTAAAAGTTTTACCAAAAATACTTTAATTAAATTAAATATAAATTCATTAATAAGTTTCATTGCAGTCTTTATTACACAAATTAAAAGTGTTTTAAATTTCTTGAGATCATCTTTTGGATTACCAATCTGGGTTTGTCCATTATTTTGAAATGCACTTATAATTGAAAGTAATGCACGTATTTGTGGCGTAGTTGTCATTGCTTCTGCCAATGCCTGAGTAATTAATTTGATTAGTCTTTGAAAAAATCCATCTTTTATTGTTTGTTTGTTGGCACTTGCAACGTCTTTATTTTCTATACTTTGATCGATTGTAGCTGTAATTGCACTTGCAGTATAGAATGGGTCAGTAGAACCACTGATGCTATTAATTAAATTTGTTAGTCCACTTAAAGACAGACTTGCACCCATAACACCACAACCCATATCATAATATACAATACCATTAATTATTTCTTCTGCACGTTGAAGTAATTCTGCGTTATCTGCTGGACTAAGTTCAAAAGACTCATCATCATTCATTAGTTGTTCAATTAATTTATTCACAACCAATTCATTATATACATCATTAACTGCTCTACCCTGAACCTTACTTACAGTGCCGTATATTTTATCCATTACATTGGTTAAGAACTGTTTCTTGTTAATAATTGCAATATCATTAATATATGCATTTGCCCATGTACCAATAGTTGTTCCAAGTGCAGGATTTTCTTTAAAAATCATTTCATCTGTAGCTGCATCGTATTTCATTGTCAATGCACTTCCAAATCTGGTTTCAGTTCCAGCATTTTGAATTGCATCATATGCAGTTTTATTAAAATCTAATGTGGTGCTGGAATATTTTAAATCACCTATTGCGGAGTTTGGATTAATTTTCAGGTCGCCTTTAATATCAATATCCTTTACCTTTACTCGTATACCCGTACCTGTGGTAAAATTTGTTGAAAGACCGTTACCTGCATTATATTGTGCTGTTTGATTTTTCAACGAGTCACTTAATGGTTTTTCAATTTTATCAATAAATTTCGTAAATAATTGACCTGTTAATTCTTGTAGTGCATCTGTTCCAGCAACGACTTTTAAAACATCAAGCAAAAAAGGTACAATATCCTTCTTGTTGTTAATTGAAGGGAATATGTCGGTTTGAGTAGGCATTTTTGTTGCCGACATTACCGAAGTATAAGAACCTATGGTCGTAAAAATATTTCTTTTGTCGTCACTTAAACTCATTATTCTCTATTTTTTTCTTTATCTTTCTTTTCAAAATGTTCTGAAACCATATTTAATATTTCCATTCTTCTTTCTGCAGTTATGTCACCAGATTCTTCAGAAGAGGATTTGGCAGCATTATTATTAAAACCACCAAGTGGATTACCTGCTTTAACGGTGTTATCAAATACAACTTCTTTTAAAAATTTAAGAAGCATTAGCTTTTGGTCTTGATTTTTGGCTTCTGCAGCAATAAGTTTAACAATCTGGTCACCTATTGCCTGAATTTCACCGCCTTCTTTTACTTTAAGTTCCCATTTTGTGAATAAACGGGTAATTTTAGCTTTTAAATTGTGGGATTCGTCATAAATTTCTTGAAAGAGTTTATTTGCACTTTCTTCGTCAAATGTTAATTTACGTCTAATTGGTCTCATGGCTTTATAGTTTTAGTACTTATAAATACAGTTATTCAGAAATTGGATTTATCATATAAATATCCAAAATTCCATTGTATTTTAATTTCTTACTCTCAGGATATGATATTAAGCCATCATTAGCTGGATTAACGTCATGAACAATATTAAAGTTTTTATCTATTATGACCGCATGTGTTACAGGTGGTTTATCTTTGAGGTCATAATACTTTGGTGAGTATACGCTTGCATAAAAATAACCCCCGACTCCTTCCATTTTTTTTATTATATGTAATCTGTTTCGTAGTTTAGCTGTTGGTACTCCTTCTCTTTTATTAATTATGCGCCACTGGTTATAGTTGTAAAGTGTACCGTCAAAATCATATCCTTGGTCACGAACGAATTTATAAAATATTTCAAACCATTTTTGTCCTGCTTCAAGAAAGTGTGGCACTTTTTCCAAGGGTAGTTCAAAAAGACTGGCAATTGCAGCTTGCATACAATTGCCATGATCTTTATCCACAATAGTTTGGTAAACCTTAATCATCCAGATAGTCCATTTTTTCAATGAAATAAATTTCTTTGAACGGTTTAATTCCAATTCGTATTTCTTTGGTTGATAAACTTGTTTGCTCTTTTAAAAATAATAAAATTTTATTCTTGGCAAATTTATTTGTGACTCTTTTATTATATTTTCCTTCTGGGGTTTCTTCCATAAACAATATGTGCCAATTTTTTAATACATTTATGATTGCATCACCAACAACTATTTCATTTTTTTTCATACATGGGTCGTTGTTAATTTTATCTTCTATTTTAGCAACCACCGTATTGATTAACTGTTCAAATTGATGATGAGTTTCTGTTTCAAGCTCATAAGAGTATTCAACGTTTTCATTTATTTCATCAATATAATCATCAAAAGATAGGTTAGTCTTCTTTTCCATGTAGCTTTTTTTACTATGATCTTTATAGTAATTTCGAATTATTGTCTGACAATAACTATATGCTCTGGAGTTAAATATTCTGTAATTACAGTCGTCTTTACCAATTAAAGTCAGTAATTGTTCATTGGCTTCTTCAATAAGAAAATATCTATATATACTTGATTTAGTCCATTTTGTAGTACCATCTTTATTATATTCAATAATAAATGGTCGGTACTTAATCATATGTTCAATCAAGTGACTACGAGCATTTGATTCTACTTCCACTATATCATAATTACCAATATATATGGGATAACGTCTTAATATAGACTCAATCATCTTACGAAAAGGCACTAAGAGGATTTTATTATAAATTCTGTTTTTTCCTTCTGCTGTAGTTCCTGTTATATAATCTATAACTGCCTGTTCTTCCCTTTCTGCAAAATACGGTATAACAACTTCTTCTTTATCAACTTTCTTTTTCATTTAATTATAAATTGACATAGAAATTATTTTTTAAGCCTTGACATATCGATAGGTCTATCTGTCATTATATTTGCTTCTTTTGTTGCAGTTTCGAACCAGAATTTTCTTTCTGGTACTGGCATTGTTTTAAGGTAATTATCAAACATACTACCTTCACGTGTTGCAAGGTGTTTATATCCAATTTTTGGTATGGTAAATATTTTACATGCATTATTTAATGCTCTGAGCAAGAACTCATACATAAAGGTTAACTTAATGTTTGATTTATATCCACCAAGATTCTGAAATTCTGATTTCTTGATCACCGCACCACTTAATTTGAAGTCGGTGTATTGCTGAAGTGCTTTTGCATTTAGATAACCCATTTCACCGTTCTCTCCAACAAACTGTTGTGCCCAAACGGTTTCGTTTGTAATCTTAATACCTTCGTTCTTTTCATTGACTTCAATCATTAAGATGAGAAACACATCAATCTCTGGATATGCTTTAATATATATTTCAGCATTCTTAAAATATGTTAAACCATATTCATCATCAAATTCAAGTACCGAGAAATAATCGGTAGTTATATTATTAACTGCAAAGTTCACTTGTGATTGATAATCGGTTTTACCTGTGTTTGAAATAAATATGATGTTAATACCATCAGGGTATTTAACCAAAAGACTTTGTTGATATACTAAAATATCTGTTTCTAATGCTGCAGCATAAACCACAAGTGTTTGTGGTTTTTCTACAATCTTTTCTTGCTTCTGTACTGATTCAATTGCCTTGTCTAACATGCCTGAAACTTGTACATTATATTCATGTACTGGAATTATTGTCGTTATATTCATTATATAAAATTTTATTTTAAAATTATTGTTTTTCAGTTACTGGTGGTAATAATATATCAACAGTTTGTGCTGGTACTTCAGTTGTGTCAATAGGTATTGTTGGTAATAGTTGCTCAGTTGGATTTATTATTTGTGGAACTGGATTAATTGCACCATTTAAAAGTGCAACTCTCTGAGTAATAAAATCACTATAAATTTCAACCAGTCTTTTTTCGCTTGCTTCCTGAGTATATTTACTGGCGATGTTACTCATAGTTTCATATAATTCAGGTTTAACTGCATCATCAAGAAATTTAACAAGTACTTCACTCACCAATACTGGAAGATCATAAAAGTTTTCAGTCCAAACACCAGCACCTTCAACAACTTTAACACCTTTACCTTCAGCGTCTCTTTCAATCATATATTCTGGCATAATGTCGGGTTTAAGACAGATCGGAATAACCCCAGCTTTCATACATTCAAGTGGAAATGTACCGAATGATGAAATTCTATCAATCCATATAGCAGCAAAGTTACCTTGAAGTCTCTTTGCAAAGTCAACTCTACGCATTGGCTGTGGTGGTTTACTCTTTGTCAACATAGGGTCAAAAGTTACCCATGAATACTGAGGATATTTAGCAAAGAACAATTTAACAAGTTTGCTAATTTCATTGGCATTTCTTCCTATAACAGAAATAATTGGCTTCTGAGGTACTTCTGTTTTTTCGAAATAGTCAGGTATACCAATATTATATGTACTGATATTATATTTGCCTAATCCATAAAATGTTTCAAGCCATTCTTTTAATGTTAGTGATGTGGTGATTACATCATGAATGTTAAAGGATGTCCAGTCCGTACCCGGTATTAATGCCGATGTCATATAATCAGCAGATTGAAGTAAACCAATTCTCACGCAAGGCAAGTTTTTGGTCTGTTCCATGACGTTGGAGTAAATCTCAGGAATAACCATCACGTCTTCAGGACCGACTGCAAGTTTTGGGTCTGCCATTGATATGTGTTTATGATTAGTTAATTCTTTTTCAATCCATGTTGGTACTATATAATCTCCTTTTTCTACAAGTACAAGTACTTCATATCCCATATTTTTTACAACAGTTGCATGAAAATAGATTTCATACACACTTGCACTAGGACTTTGTGATTCAGGCACGCAGAACAAGAATTTTGATTTCTTGTTTGCAATTTTAGCTAAAGATGCTCTGATCTTTTCTATTTTTTCTAATTCAGCTTTTTGTGCTTCATTTTTTAATAATTCTTCGCTCATTTTGTTATTTTTTTATATTTAATAATTTTTTCAAATTTTACATTGTCGATTAAGTCCGCAATTTGTTTT